TTGCCTAATCACGGGCGCAAAAAAAACACGCGGTCAGGGTCGTTAATTTACAAGCAGAGCGTTGCCTGCTTCTGAACAGATGGATTCTGCGACCTTAGAAAACTGGCGGAAAATTAAGGCAGCACTAGAAGTAGCAGGCAAAACCGACTGCGATTACTACCGCCGTGCCGTAGCAATCCTGCGTGGCAAGCAAGATCCTTGGCGCCCGCCTTCGATAAAATAATTACAACGATTGACCGCCGTGGACCCCTTCCTAACCCCACTAGCCACGGCAGCGATCATCGCCGGCGTTGGTGCTTTATGGCGCATCGACAAACGCGCCAGCATCATGGACACCCGAATGGCCTTGATCCTGGAGCAAATCACCGCGCTGCGGAGCGATCACAAAGAACGTCTCGACGACCACGAGCGCCGAATCCGCACCATCGAACAGAAACTGTGACCACCACCGTCCACTCCACCTGCTTTGAAGGCGGCTACAAGCTGGAGCAAATGGAGAACGAGCGCAACGAGATTTACTACCGCGCCTGCAAAGACAGCATCTGCCGCTACGCGGAAGACGAGTACATCGCCCGTATGTACCTAGAGGGTATGGGCTGGGATCCTATGCAGCCTCCACTTCCCTAGGGTCAATCCACTCTTCAATCTCAACTTCAAGCCGCTGGTCCCAGAAATCCTGTTCGCGGAACCACTCCCTCCACTCCCGGCTTGCCTTCCGCACATTGCAAGACAGACAAGCTGGAATCAAATTCCTGGGATGTGTATGCCCGCCCCTGCTTTTAGCCAGTACATGATCGAGCGTTGCCGAACGCCCCAGATCCGAATTGCAGTAAGCGCACCTGTTTCTCCACTTCCAAATAATTTCTTGCCTAAACTTTAACTTTGCTTCCTTTTTGTTTAAGTATTCGCCATCCATGATCTGATGGTCCATACCTAGATGTCGCTACATGAAAGGTAGCCGCAGAAACAGTTAAGCGCTGGTGCTTCTTATCTAGTACAGCTAAAATTTTGCAAGATTCCAGTATTCAATGGATCCCACTACTCTTGCCGCGCTTGCAATTCTGGCTGCCGCCGGAAGCGAAATCCTCACGTTGCTTCCCATCCGCAGCAATAGCTGGGTCCAGCTGGTGATCAGCATCCTCAACGCCATCTCCAGAAAAAAGTCCTGACCACAACTTGGCTGGTGCGATTCAGCACGAGGGATTGGCGCGACGATGTCCACCAAGCGGCCAAGGACTTCAAGTTCCAAGCCACCCTCAAACCCCGACTGGATCGCACCATCGAGGACTGGCACGCAGCACAACCCGAAGCACTCAAACCTGTGGTGAGAGAACACGCTGACGGAGGTTTCAGTATCCACGCTCCCTGGTCCGATGGCGCAAAACAAGATCCGCCTAGCTGACCTCTTTCGGTACTACAAGGCGCTGCCCCACCAGACAGCGGCCATTACCGAACTAGAGGAAGCCATCAACAAGGCCAACCCCCACGTACTGGGGCGCGACCAAGGTTGGTTCAAAACCTGGAGCGTGGCCGGCAAACAAACCAACTTTTCCAATACTTGGGAAGGTGTACTCGAAGCCGCCCGAGTCGCCGGGGCAAAATTCCCCGAACTCGTTGCAGCCCAATGGGCCTGCGAATCTGGCTGGGGCAAACACGTGTCTGGCCGAAACAACTTTTTCGGTCTGAAGGGTGATGGCACCGCCACCAAAACCCAAGAATTTATCAACAACCATTGGATAACGATTACTGACAGTTTTATTGACTTTCCCGATCTAGCCTCCTGCGTCATCTATCTCGTCGATCGCTGGTATCGGGACTACAAGAAATACAAAGGCTGCAATAACTGCAGCACCCGTGAGGAAGCAGCGAAATGGCTGGTGAAAGAGGGTTATGCCACCGACCCCACCTACGCCGAAAAACTAATCACCCTGATGAACCAGCACGCTGGAACTGAACCAGCAATCAAACCCCACGAAAAGATCCTGCGCGTCCCTTACGAATATCAGCTTGGAGCTGACGACGGCCCGCAAGGTTACCGCCAGTGCTTTAGCTCCAGCTGTGCAATGGTGGCCCGCTTCTACGGCAAGATCTCGGGCGACTACGAATACAACAAGATCCGCGCCCGCTTCGGGGATAGCACCAATCCCCAAGCCCAAAAGGCCGCCCTGCACTCACTAGGACTAAAGGCCGAGTTTGAGATGGACGGCAATGCCGACATGCTCGTAGAAGAAATCTCAAACGGCCACCCAGTCGCTGTCGGCTGGCTCCATCACGGCCCTTCGACCGCCCCAACCGGCGGCGGCCACTGGACTGTGGTGGTCGGCTACACCCCAACCCATTTCATCCACAACGATCCTTACGGCGAGGCCAACCTTTCCGCCGGTGGCTATGTCAGCCACAAAGGCGGCGCTGGAGCGGCCTACTCCCGTAAAAACTGGCTACCCCGGTGGCTCGTGGACGGACCTGAAACGGGCTGGTACATGAGAATCCGCCCGTAACGCCATGCGCCCCCTGGAACACTCCACCGAATCCTGCTTCCACAAAGCAGCCACCGACCAATGGCTAGTTGACCGCTTCAACTCCGGCGACTATCGAGGCTTGCTGGAAGCAGCGTTGATCCTCAATACGCTGCACCAGCTGGAAAAAACAAAGGCCAACTGGGCTATCCACGAAGCGGCGGACAACCTAGCTGACCATTTTGGACTGGACCGCGACTCAGCGTAATTTTTCGAGCGTGTACTTCTGGTATAACCCGGTGTAGGTGCCGTGAAAAGGATGATCGGGATTGTTGCGGCCATCCTTGAAGAACAGCGCATCGAGGTAATCAGCCCGCGCCATGTCGGCAGCGGCCTTGGTGAAGTTGATCTTGGGCGGAGGAGTCATTTCCCTTCGGCAGCTTTTTTGCGTCGCTTTTCCACCAAGCTGGGACTGGTGTGCGAACGAGCCAGCTTAGGTTTTTTGGCTGCTTTCGGGGGAACGTCTACCCGGCAGTTGGGGTAACGATTCTTGGCAAATTTAATCGCCTGCTGGAGCGACTCTGCCCGAATCAAATCCCGCATGGCGCCTTGACCGCCCATCCAAATCATCAGCTCGAAGAGTTCAGCCTTCTCCGCACTGGTGCGCGAGCGTCCTTCCCCAAGCCGCTGGGACTTTTCGTAGTCCTCTTTCCACTGCATTACTGCGTTGTTCATGCCTTTCGATAGGAGGGTTCTTCAATGCTGTGAACAGCCACCGGGCTGTTGGTGCAATCTGCCGCAGCCCGAGCAGCAACCACTGCCCGCTCATAGTTCGGCCAGCTGGAGGCATCCTCCTTATTGCTGGTGACACCAATACCTTTCCCTGGCCCATAAATAGCAGTGACCCAGCGGTCCCCTGCCATCACGACGTAGCGCGTCATTTGAAATTGAATTTACTGTGTAAGCTTAAGGATTATACCTGTTTCGGACCAAACTATTAACGATTGCGACTGAGTCTTATGCGTCTTTACCTGACTCACCTTTTTCTTGCTTGGAGCGCTGTCTGCCCTCAACCCGCCTTTGGACTGATTCTGCCCAAGCCTCTTTATCCGCCTGCTCGGCAGTGCCATATTCCTGCGGCTGGATCTGAGAAAGCGCCGAGTAAACGAACTCGCGCAGCATCCCGGTCACGCGGACGCCTCTTTCGGCTGCCAGCTTTTCGGCCAGTTTGTACCGATTGGTATCCAGGAGCAGCTGGCAGTAAATTTTCGACCCGTGCTTCAGGGGCATCGCTAGTCCTCTAGTCTCCTACACAATAGCATACTGAGACACAGTAGACCTACCAGCGCACGTCCCCATCCACCCGTTTCCTCCACGCATTGGCCTGAGCCACCCGCGCCCCACCCCTCTGCTTGGAGCACCCTTTCCTAATACCCCGCGCCCACTCCAGAAACGCCGCCGCCCGCTGGAGATCCGCCGTCTTAGCCAACCGAATCTCCCGGTACAACCACTCCAGCATCATCTCCCTGCCGGTGCGACTCATGAGACTCGATCTTCGACTAAGTCAACCACAGGTTTAATCGCCAAGATCCGGTGGTCCGGGTAGACCCGCCGGGTGTACATGTGCGCGGTGTAAACGTCTGGGGCTTCCATGTAAATGTTCTCGGTCGCCCCATGCTTCGGGTAAAGCGTCACACGGTATTGGTTGAGTTTGATGGGATTATTTGGCGTCGAGCCAACTGCTTCCGACATGAGCTTCCGCCAGCGCTGGTACTTTTCCTAGCCACTCTGATTCAGCCTTTTCCATTGTGGTCTGAAGAATTTCAGCCCATTTTTCGGCTACACCTTCGCGGGCAACGAGGATGATCTCGTCATGCACGACCCCGGACAGCCGAACTTCATCCTCACCGCTCTGGAGCAATAACGGCCAGAGCATTCCCAGCGTCCGCTTGAGAACCGCTGCGCCAGCAGCCTGTATCGGCGTGTTGCAGCGCGTGGTGAGTTTGTTGTGGTCGCCAGGAAGAAACCGCCGGAGGTTCGAGACGCGAACCCGGACCTGACCAATTCCCTTAGTCGTGTCAGCCGCATGAGCAGCTCGACGCTGCCATGCGTTGATGCCCGCATAAGCAGCGTGGAATTTCTGGCGGACTTCCGATGCTTCATCCAGATCCATTTCGATACCCATCCCAGCGGCGTACTGCCGCAGACCCTTTGCGCCCGATCCATATAAGAGTCCGAAGTTGGCCGACTTGGCGATCTGACGCTGCTCCTTGGTGACAGCCTCCTCGGGCACGTCATAGATCTCCATCGCAGTCAGCGTATGCAGGTCGAGCCCGTCTTGGAAGGCTCCAATCATTAGTTCATCCTGTGCTTCTGCCGCCGCCAACCGCAGCTCCATCTGCGCGAAGTCGGCCACCACCATCTTCCAACCAGCTGGAGCCTGAACACAGATCCTGAACCGTGGATCCCTCGGCACCTGCTGCAGATTCGGGTTCCGGCAACTCATCCGAAACGTATCCGCCCCGGCCTGCATATAGCTGGCACGAATGTAGCCATCAGGCTCCAGATGACTAATCAACGTCTCCACCATTTGGCGCCGCTTCTCCACCTTCTTCCACTTCAAGTACGTGCGAATAACGGAATGCTCCGCCACGTACTGCTGCATGGTGACCCGATCCACGCTCGGCTTCTGGGTCTTCTCACTGACTGGAACCTGCCCCAGGATCACTGTGAATTTCTGCCGCAGCTGCGCTGGCGAATTGATGTTGAAGCCGGCCAATTTCTTGGTGCCCAACCTGACGTGACCCTCAGCCTTAGCCCGCAAATTCAGCGACCCATCGGGATCACGCGGCAACTTGTGCTCCTCGGGCAACGCCTCATCCAACTCCTGGATAAACAGCTCGCCCAGCTCGACCTGCTCTTTGCCGAGGTCTTCCTGCAGCTGGAGCAGCAGATCTTTGTCAAACGGCAGACCATTCCGCCAGAGCGACGCCATCGCCGGCAGCGCAATGCACTCCAGCATCCAAGCCTTGTGCAGACCGCCGGTGGCCATCATCTGCTGGATCGGGTTGTAAAGCTCCATCAACACGCGTACGTCATTGGCGCCGTACTCCAGCTGCGACATGGTTAAGTCCGCCGACCAATCGCTGCGCTGCTCTTCCTTACTGAGGTCTTCCTTGAGATACCGCTTCACCACTGACTGGAGCGTGTGCGGACTCTTCGGCAGGATCATGCCATTGGTCAAAACCCGGCTGGCGAGCATGGTGCAAAACACCATCCCGCCGGGATAAATCCCGTGCGCCTGCAACCACCCCAAGTCAAATACCGCGTTGTGGGCAACCCATTTCCGCGCCACAGAAAAGAACTGGCGAAGCGTATCCCAACCTGCGTCATCTAAGTCCCAGCAGTCGATCACCACCGGCAACCGATTGTGGGTAGCCAGCTGGAGCAGCCGCATCTTGCCGTAAGCCGGCTGGAGCTGGGTGGTCTCGCAGTCAAACGCGACGACCTTTGCATCCTGCAGGGTGTCGAGGTGCTGCAGGCCAAGTAGGAAGTTCACGCCAAGTTAGGCAACCGAATCCTTACTCTAACACACTAATGGACTCCCGTGCCGGGCAGTCCTCGGCATAGACCGAACCAGCCTCCGGGATACCCAGCAGACACTTGTGCTCCCAGTGCACACAGTTCCGGCAGCTGGCACCACCATCTAGGCGGGCATACTTCCGCATCATCACCTCGCGCTTCATCTCCACCCGCCCTGCTGGAGTTTTGTTGTAACACTTGCAGCAATAGATGGGGTTGCGAGTGTTCTTGCCGCAGCTGTAGCAAAGCCGCTCATTGATGTTCAATGAAACCTGAGTCATGAGAAGTGAACGTCAGAAACATCTTTAAGGAGTTCAAGTCCCCAGTTACGGGAATGTTTGATTGCACCGACGGAAATTACAGTTTCCACCGAAAAGAACATGAAGTTGCAGTCCAAACATTTACGCTTTCGGACTTTCTGCTTTTCGGTGTTGTTCCTAGTCAGAACAACCCGAGTACGCCGACTTCCAGCTCCACAGTACGGACAATTCATTCGACCCAAGCCCAACAATCCCTGTTACAGATACGCCAGGCATGTTTGCGATCTACATCGAACTCCTTTGCCAGCTGTGGATAGGTCCAACCCTCATCCCTCAGCTGGCGCATTTTGCGAACAAGCTCAGGAGTCAGGATTGCTGCAAAGTTGTGCTCCCCGCGTTTGAAGTGACGACCGTTGGACGGCGGTGCCAAAACATTGCGGGCTTTGACAACCACAGGATTTGTGGGATGAGCGTGCCTTTCAAGTTCTTCTAAAAGTTGAAAACAAAGAGAGCGGTAGCTGGCGCCACCAAGTTGAAAGTTGTTAGTCATTCCAGTGACGAATAACTCCAGAGCAAATGAAAAGGTTTGTGGTCATGTAGGCGCTGAGGATAAAAAGACGCACCAGTGCAACCTGATCAGCGATCCGATTGTGCTTGTGCGCTTTTTCACCGACAGCGAGAGCGAGGACTCGCCACCAGTGCCTCATTTTTCGACGTAAGCTTCCGTGGCCATCCGATTGATCAGGCGAGTCAAGTACCACTGAGCCTTGCGGGCATCTTCGTATGGGTCATTTTTTAACCACATACGACTGAGATACTTGATAACCTGCCATTGAAGGCCCCCAAGTACAGGATCGGGCGCGGCCTTCACCCAGTCTTCGAGCACCTCAATCACCTCCGTCTTCCCAGCTGTGTAGTGGGCGGGGTGATTAACGGAATCCATGGCAGTCAGGTGGAACTCGTTCATCCTTTAGAAGCCTGAACTTGTTGATCGCCTTGATAGCGCCCGGTCTGTGAATAGTCCTTATTCGGCAGGAGCGACATCTTGTGGAAGACAATCTGTCCTATTCGCATACCTGGCCACAGCGGCACAGGGTGAAGCATTCGAGCATTCACGAGTTCGAGCGTGAGGCGGCCCGCATAGCCAGGGTCGATGTACCCGGCCATCAAATGTTCGATGCCTTCTCGCGCCCGACTGGACTTAAGCGCGAATTGCCCCGCAACCGCAGTCGGGATCTTGAACTGCTCCAACGTTTCCGCCAGTACGAACTCGCGTGGCTGGAGCATGAACGGCGCTTCCTTCGTAAACCCAGCGATAGAGAAGGGTTGTAACTCGGGAACCTGCTTGTCCTCAATCAGGAGATTTTCGCCAAGCCTCACGTCCAGGCTGGCCGGATTGACCAGCGCTGGATCGTAAGGATTGACTAAACCCCGTCTAGCGAGAGTGACGATCTCGTAGTCAGGAAGGATGCCCATCCGCCTCAAACGTTGACGGAGGCGGGAGTCGCGTCTTGCTGGAGCGTGACATGCTTCCAGGTGAGGCCGTACTTGATGCTGTAGATCACATTGGCGGCCACGCCATAATCCCGAGCAATCTTGGCGGCAGACTCACCAGCCTCAAGACGAGACTTAATGGTGACGACCTTGTGCTCGTTCAGGATGTTGCGGCGCCCCCGGCGGGTGCGGGTGCGGGTGGTTGCCTTGGGCTTGGCGGCGACAGTGGCCTTAGCCACCGGGGCACCAGCAGGCTTGGAATCCAGAGAGACACTTACGGAACCACCAAGAATCGACTGGAGCTTCGAGAGAGTTTCAGTCAGTTCCTTGTGTTGAGAGTCAGAAAGGATGTGCATTTGCATGGGTTGGAACGTGGGGACTGTAGTGCAAAGAGAGCTATTTGGTTAGCTCGATTTGAATAGCTGCCTGGAAATAGCCAGCCATTTTCATGCGGCGGTATTCGCCCTTGGCATCGTCGGTCTGCTTGTCTTCGAGCAGCTCATATCGATGGCGCGACTCATTAAGAGCCGAGCGGGTGTCGATGTTGAGCATGTTCAGCTCGTCATCCGAGAGCTTGTCCAGCTCATTGAGATAGACGACCCGATTCAGCAGAAACGAGCGATAGAAGGGAATCAGTGTGCTTTCAGTCATCAATTAACCGAAGTAGTCCTGTCGTTTTTCTTCGACCCAAGCATCGTATGCGGCCCGATCAGCAAACTCGTGCTTGAAGCAGTCCGGCACCGAAGTGCTGGGGCGACGAGGCTGACTGTGCAGCTCGCGCAGATCGTTCCAGTTGTAACCGCGTGATTGGCGGTAGTAGTCCGCGTACCAGTCAGTCATGCAAAGAAATTGGGGTCTTGTTGTTTCAGCCGGCTGAGATCGGTGAGTCTCAGTTTGAGAATCTCGTGGATGGCAGAGCCGGCCAGTTTGCTGGAGCAGATTGTCTCGCTGGTGGCGAAGACGTAGATCAGGTGGCGATAGAGCTGGGTCAGGGTGCGGACCTTGACCCAGTGGGTGTCGCCGGGGATTGGCTCGGTGCCGTATTCCCAGTCGTCGTAATCGCTGGAGTTACGGAGATCCCGTGCCTCACTCGTCGGGATCAATCGGTGCCCAGTCATCGACTCGTTCGGCGATGAGTTTGGCAAGTTCTGCATCAGTCGCCGGGATCAGGTCTTCATCCGAAAGGTAGAAGGAGCCTCGGCACAGGGCAGAGCCGTACTCTTCTGGATCCCATTGCGTCGCGTGGTGAGTAAGAACCACCTCGTCAACAACAGCAGTGACGCGGATGAGGCCATCGGGATCAAATTCGAGGCTTTCAATTTCCAGTACCTGGCTCACTTGGTTTCCTCCACAGCAGTCTGGTCAATAGCGAGGGAGGCCAGCCACTCATCCCAGCTCATCTTCAAAAACATCTCCAGGTCTTCGAGGTCTTCGAGCTTGTCGATGTAGAAGGCGGGGCTGAAGAAAGAGTCGCCCTCCAGCTCGGTGATTTTCTGCTGGAGCACGGCCTTACTGGCGAGGACGGCGTAGTACCAGCTGCTGAGCTTGAGGCTGTCTGTTTTGATTGTGTACTCCATGTAATTCAATAGAAAAGGGCAGGCCATCTCTGACCTGCCCATAGCGTTACACAGAAAGAGCCAACGGTCAAGGGCTGGGGCGGCTAGCTTTGGGACTCGAAACCTTTCTTGAGGGTCTCGAAGCGTCCGCCGACGGCAGGCGACGGTGAGGGGAGGACTGCCCCGGCAAGCTCCCCACCTGCCTCACTCTTCCACGCCCAGTGCGGATGGCTCGTACTGGGTCAGCACGGACACGTCCGCACCCTGCTTGAGCGCCGTCCCGACGATGTACTGGAACTGGGCTTGAGCGTCGGGGCATTCCTCGATTTGGTACTCCTCGACCTCGTAGGCCATCCCCTTCCGATACCACTCGACCCGCACCACGGCCATCAGCTCGTAGGGGATGTCCCCGACGTTGTACCCCAGGATTGGTTTCCTGGGGCGCTTGGGCTGGGGCGGTTCAGATTTAGCCACGGGATCCCTCCAAAACAGCCACGCGGCAACCCGCATAAGCCCTAGGAAAAGATTAGGCACTTGGTACCGGATCATCCGCAGTCTCATCTACGGACAAAAGGTATCCGTTCCTGTCCAGATAAAGATTTTGGTCTTCCGCAGAATGCCGTTCAATTTTCTGTCTATGGATCTGGCGGTCGTAGTCAAACTTCGCCCGGTCATACCCGTCGTCCGAGGGCTCGTACACACCTTCGTTCATTTCCCAAAGGACATGCACGACTTTGCAGTGCGGACAGAAGGTTATCGGCGAAGAGCGGGAATCAATTTGTAGTTCGGCAGGTTCAGCGGAGTTGCGATGGAACCGGGGGTCGTTGTTATACATTCTGGAATAAAGAGCAGCAAATCTCTCACCAACTAGCTTTTTACTTCTTGCGGCTTCTAAGCCTTCACTAAAGCCGTAGATACCGTATTTATTCATCGCATGAATAACATCTTGTCCGGTCAAATTTCCGCTAAAGCGTCGGCGCCAGTTCAAATGATCTACATCGCCGTGCAGTAAAGCAAAAGCGGTGTAGGCAAAAAATGTGTAGTACTGGGGCCTAGGTGCATATTTCCGTCCTTTTTTAAGATTTTTTGTTACCTCGCCTGTTTGTTCGTCCTTTTCAATGGTCAGTGTGTCGGCGTGCTGGAACCCGCGCAACTGTTTGAGCAGATCAAACATCACGCCCTTTTCTTTATTCACAGCCCACTTGTAGTCAGGCTCCTCTTCCAAAGCCTTAAAGCACTGGGGCGGAACATGATCCAAAGACGTGAAGTATTCCGGCTGGTACCAAAAAGACGGGAATGGGACCGTCACAGAGTCAATAAACTCTTGCGGATAAGGCATAATTTCAGGGTGTTTCGTGGTGGAACACCAATGGGGGACCTTTTGGGTCCCCTTTTTGGTGGTGCTACACAGTAGCACTAAAAACAGGGACCCGGTTTAGGAAAGTTTCCAGAAATCCTCGGCCTCCTGGCTCAGCTGGCGTATCCGCTCCTCCGTGGGAAATTCCCTAATCACACGGGGACTGTCGGAAAACTCCAAATCACTGACAGCGACTGGGGTTTGAGTTTTCCGACAGCTTTCGGAAAAGTCCCCTTTCGGAAAAGTCCCAGCCTCTTCCTGCGTCGCTTGCGTCTCATCTGCGACTTCCGGGGTCATTCCAGCCTCAGGACTTTTCCGAAACTCACCTTTTCCGAAACCCTTCGGAAAACTCGAATCGCTCTCCAGCACTGGAGTCTCGACTTTTCCGACAGGAATTTTTGTGTCCCCCCGCGTGAGAGAGGTAAATCCAGGCACTGGAGCAGCTATCGCTCGATAGAACACCGGCGGCCTCCCCTTGAAGCTCTGACCTTCGGGTGGAGCACACCGCTCGATGAGCTGCTGTTGCTCCAACTTCTTCAGCGCGTATTCGTTGGCGCGGTCCAGATGACTGCCACCGATGTCCTCGCGGTCACAGATCTCCCGGAGGGTCCAGGGCCGCTGTTCTTCGCGCATGGTGCGCAGAACGTCCAGGACGTGCTCCGAAGGGCTGTTAATAGCGCTCTCACGGGCCTTCAGGTGCCTGATCTGGTACGTGAAGTCCTTGAGGAGCCTGAAGGTCATCTCAACGCCCTCTCGGTCGTCCCTGGACTTCTCCACGGTGACGATGCGGCTCATGGGCATCAGGCCCCGCTCAGCGACTTCCTGCTGGGTCGCCTTACGCATATTCCAGGTCTCGTCCACGGCGGCCCGAATCGCCGAGCTGCCCCTGAAGGATCCTGACTTCGTGTTGTGATGTATAACAATAATAGTGCAGGCATCAAAATCAAGGCCATTTCGCCGCGCAAGTTTCTTCAAAGGCAGCGCATATTCACGCCTGTTTTCTTCATACGGATTGCTGTCATTGCAGCCATCAAGACTGTCAATAATCACCAAGTCATACTTGTGTTTTTTCTGGATCTTGCAGAACTTGCGATACCACATCATGTCCCACTCACCGATGACATCCACGCCCCTGTCAACACCAATCTGCATGAACTGGCGCCGAACAATTCGCTCGTTCTGATCGCCGTTCAACCACAGCACCCTTGACTTAGGCACCTTCACAAGTCCGCCAAAGCAATCGAAAGGTTTGCCTTGCGAAAGATGCTTAGCAATGGTCTGGCACATCGCGGTTTTGCCTGTGCCGCCATCAGCGTGGATCAACAGCGTCCAAGGCTTCGGCAGCAGCCCAGGAATCAAATAATCAAAGGGAGTGTCTTCCAGATCAACCACCGCCGTTGGAGCGAGATGCTTGCTGCGCTCATAGGACATATCAGCGTCAAGCATCTTGTCGATGGCTTGAGCGCCTTGAGTCCGTCCAGCCCGCAGAGCCAAGACATGCTTGGCCTGATCCAACAGCGCCGGGTTATCTATCTCCTCTTCGAGCTTCTTGGCCTGGCGCAGAACATCCTCACCATCGAGGTAAGACGCTTCCCAACGCTGGACCCTGTCCTGCTCAACATCCGCCACCACCTTGCGCAGGTCTTCCGACAGCCAGAGCCGAGCAGGCATCTGCTGATCAGCCATCCAAAAAAGAGAACCAAGGCTGACCGGCCCCTTCCGAAACGACTGCCAAACCTGCTCACAGGGATTGCCCTGGGACCAATCCTGAGAAAATTCGGGGTCTTCTGCAGACCACGCCGACCACAGCGTTAATCCAAGGTCAGTCGGCAACTCCGAATGGATCGCCATCCCCACCTTCACCCAGTGGTCCCGGCTGCCAGCGCCCTGCCCCGGAATCACCTTCAGCGCCGACTGAATAATCTCAGCCACCTCAGCTGGGTCTCGATCCGAGAAATCCAGCGCCTTCCGGTTCTTGATAAAGCCGCCATCAGACAGCTCCTTCCCGGCGTGATCGCGCATCTCAGCGATCAACCAGTCCGGCGCCTCAGGAATCGCGTCCAGATCCCCCTCAAAGCCATACTCACCAGCTGGAGCCTTCCCGTCACTGGAGCCCGGATAAGCGCCGTAGAGGACGCCCTGACGGCCCCAGAGGACCTCGTAGCCCGCCCCGGTATCCGACAGCCCAAAACCCTTTACCCCGCCCCACAGAGCCTCAGGAACGCGGAAGAGGTACTTCGCCGCGTTCTGCTTGGTCGAAGTAACGACTGGAGCACCTTCGAGAGACTCACCCCATTTCTTTTTGAGGCGAGCCAGGTTGCGGTCCACGTCCAAAATCACGAGACCACCAGAGCGAGCCCCGGTGAACGCCCCCACCGCCTGGAACACATCCGGCTTGCGCTCAACCTGCAGAGCAACGTCCGCCGGCCCCATCACCTGATGGTGCGACTTCTCTAGCGGCGTCTTGCCCTTTGAAAGTTTCCCCGACTGGATCGCCTGATCCTTGGCATAAATCGGGGCGTAAGCGATTCCACTTGGCAGCTGGCGCACAAACGCCAGAAGATCCAGCACTTTCCGAGTGCTCATGTTAGAGTCTCACACGAGAATGTTTAGACCGCCCTTGCAGTTAGCCACTGCAGGGGCGTTTTCTCAATGTAGCCAGCTCTGTCAAGGCGTGTTAGTGTTTAACCCGTTGCCCTAAGGGCGACCATCCAAAACACCTACACAACATGGGATTCCTTTCCAAGCAAGCATCAGCCACGGTCTCCAGCAGTGGTTCTGGCGGCGGCTATCTGCAAGTTTCCAAGCTCCCCGACGGCGGCTCCGTCCGCTTCGCCCTTCTCTCCGACGAACCCTTGGAGTTCTACGAGACCTGGGGCTCTGACGGCCAAGCTTCTAAGCCTTTCCGTTTCGACCACGAACCCACCCCCGAGCAAATCGAGCTGGAGATGGGTGACTTCCAGCCCCGCGAAGGCCGTGGCGGTCCCGGCACCGTGGACATCAAGTTCGCCATCGCCGTCCCGGTCTACAACTTCGACTCGGGCAACGTCCAAGTCCTGAGCCTTACGCAGAAATCCATCCTCAAAGAATTGGATTCTGTGAGTCAAATGGAGGACTACGAAGATCTGCTGGCGTGGGACTTCAGCCTCAGCAAGAAAGGCTCCGGCCTAACCACTGAGTACACCCTCCGCCCGGTGCCCCGCAAGAAAGGCGCCCAAGAGCACATCGACGCTGCCTGGATCGAGGCCAAGTCCAATGGCTTCGACATCAGCCGCCTGCTGACTGGAGGCAATCCTTTCAAGGCAGCCTGATCCCCTCTAAATGACCACCGGCCCCGTCACTGCACGGGGCTTTTTTAGTGGTATTATCAGATTGGGAAAGAGTATTTAAGTGACCTCCAACACACAAGACGCCTTAGCAGCACTAAGGAAATGGAGGCTGGAGCAAGACAACAGTGGCCCATTCCGGGTCTACCGAGACCCAAAAGGCGAGATATACCACAGTGTTACACACATCCTGAAGGAAACCAGCGATAAAACCGGGCTGGAGCGCTGGGAAGCCCGCCTGGGACCAGTGGAAGCCACCCAACAGCGCAATGTTGCCGCCACCAGAGGCAACATGGCCCATTCACAGGCCGAATATCTCCTCAAAACCTCCCAGCAGCTGGCACGAAACACAGCCAACAAGCGCAACGCTATTCGCTGGGACGACCAAGGACTGGCGCGAATCCCGGTCCCCATCACCCAATGGGCACTCAAACGGGTAAGACCCAACGTCCCCCGAGTTGGCTGGAGCGCAGCAGGCTACGCCCGAGGTCTCTCCGACTGGATCACCGAGAACGTTACCGAAGTCTTCGCCTCCGAATTTTCCATTCACCACCCAGCAGGATTCGCTGGAACGTGCGACGCCCTGATCGGCCTCAAG